GCTCGTCGTATGGGTGGCTATCCTGATCTGGCTGCGTGTCCACCAGTCCGAGCTGCTCGACAACGTCGACAAGCGCCAAAGCGGCATCACCTATGAGGCCGACATCATCGACCACGACAAGGTCGACTTGAGCATCAAGCTGCAACTCACCGAGCGCGTCATCGTCAAGGATCTTGGCAACGGCAAGCTGGATATCCGCATCGCCGACGAGCCGCAGCCCGAGGCCAAGCTCACCGCCGAGCATTGGGAGGTCTACCTGCGCGAGCAGTTGATCGCCCGTTGGGACGTGCCGCCGGCGTGAGCGACGATCTCGTCCTGCTCGAGAACTGGGCCGCCGGCCTGCTACTCAAGCTCGCACCCGCCCGCCGCCGCGCGATCGCCCTGGCCATCAGCCGCGCATTACGTCACAGCCAACAGCAACGCATCGCGGCGCAGATGGACCCCGACGGCGCCGCGTTCGTGCCACGCAAGGCACGGAAAAAACTGCGGGGCAAACAAGGCCGCATCAAGCGCAGCGCCATGTTCACCAAACTGCGCACCGCCAAATACCTCAAGGCCAAGGCCACCGATGCCTTCGCCAGCGTTGAGTTCACCGGCCGGGCCGGGCAGATCGCGAGCGTGCACCAGGAGGGTGGCGAGGATCGCGTGTCGGCGCATGGCCCGCGTGTACGTTACCCGCGTCGGCGCCTACTCGGCTTCGCTGCGGGTGACCGCGACATGATCCGCGACTTGCTGATTGATCAACTCATAAAGCGTTAGGCATCGCACTACACCGACCTTTGCTTCAATGCACCGAGAAGAACACTGCCAAAAAATCAGTCCCGCTTCGGTCCTCCTTCCGTTCATCCGGCATCCAAGCGGACACATCACTGTCATAGCGAAGTTGAAGCACAAGACGGTGCTCTTGGTTGTCACTAGACTTAGGCATACGGCGACTTCTCGACATGAGCGCTCATATCCGAGTCAGACCACGAGAAATCTCGAGGGTCAAATCGAGCGCAGACGACGCCCACAATTCAGTGTTATTGAGTTGAGGGAATACATCTTGACCGACGCGAAGCATTGATTGAACGGAGAATAATGTGAATATGCGAATGACTGTGTCTTGTCTTTATCGATGCACCATTGCGGCAAGTTTCGCTTCGACATTGTTTTTTGCGTCAGTCAGCAATCTCGTTGCGCAGACTGAGGCCACGGAACCAACCGCCAGCCTCTGCGCTCCGCACGTTCTCGACGAGAAGGTTGTGGCAACCTGGCAGCAGCGGCTTGCGGCCGGCAATATCGCCAGGCCCGCAGGCATTGTTGGCCCCACCGGTTTCGATTGGCCGGACACGCAATTAGGGATCGTCAAGAGCCGCGATCACGCCAGTTATCTCTTCTTCGGCAGCGACGGTAGTTGCCATGGAGAATGCGGTGCCGCGCAGGAAAGGGATGGCTCGATTACCCGCACCGTGGGCACTCTGGACAATCCATTAGGAACAGAATCGCCGCGCGAGTTCATTCTTCCCCAGAGCACTCAGTTCAAGAAAAATAGCGTCGTGTACGTTGGCGGCGGCCCGGTTCTAAGGATTCCGGACGGTCATCCAGGAGCCGGAAATCTCTTAGTGGTCTATCAAGCGGCCCGCTGGACCGACCTTGTCAATCAGGATGGCGAATACGTCATGATCGGCGTAGCCAAGTCCACCGACGAAGGCGTGACCTGGACCGATCTTGGCTTTATCGTTACTGCAAACGTGCCGTTCAAGCCTGGAGCGGCACCTTCAGTCAATGAGTATGACGGCGGTACGCCGGGAAACTTGGTGTCAAATTCCTCTGGGCAGTATTTCTATTACTACTTTCCCGACAAAGTGAAGAGCGGAGGTGTTGGAGGCAGCGACCTTACTTTTTTTTCCGTGGCGCGCGTACCGATGGATGAATTTCTCCACGCGGCGTTCGATCGCGACACTCCGAAAGCGCTCCCATCTTTCGAAAAGTACTATCAGGGAAAATGGGATCAACCAGGTCTCGGCGGCCTCTCAACCAGCGTGCTGAATCCGCAGTCGAGTGCCGGAGATCCTGTTGTGACCTGGAGCGACTATCTCAAACGCTATGTCGTCATTTTTGATAATACTCAAACGATCAGCTATGCCGATTCCGCCGATGGACTCCATTGGCCACCTGTACAGCTGTTAACGACAGCCTCTTCGGTAGCGTCCGTGCTGTATGCGGCTCCTGCCGGAAAGGGTGACGACCCAAATGTGATCGGCAAGGAGTTTTACATTTTCTATACTTACTATCCCAATCAGGGAGGCTGGGAATCGGCGTCGATCCATAGACTGAATGTCGAATGTGAAAAGAGGATCAACTAAAGAGCCCCACCCGCCGCGGATGAATGCGACCGGACGTTTCGAAGAAACAGGGGACGTCGAACGCCGCCGAACGTGACGTTCGCATCGCTGAGGGCGCTTAAGGCGAACATTGCCCTTCGCCGAATTTGGCCATTTTTGGATGGCTCAAATAGCTGGGAGGTGGGTACTGGCTCGCAATCTTTCCTCGGCCACCCCGAAATATCCCTCCGACATTTCCACGCCCACAAAACGATGACCAGCGCGTAGCGCGGCAACGCCCGTCGTGGCGCTACCCATAAAAGGATCGAGAACCGTGCTGTTCGGCTTCACGATCGCCACCAGCTTTTCCATCAGCGATTCGGGCTTGCCGACCTGATGCTGCTTGCCACCGAGCTGCGGATGCACGGGTAAAACACCCGGCAACACCACCGGGTGCGCCTTGATATCGATTGGCCCGCGGCTGGCCCACACCACGTATTCGGCCTGGCTACGAAAGCGTCCGCGTTGCGGGCGGCATCCGCCGGTTTTGTCCCACACCACGATGCCCTGCCAGACCCAGCCGGCCACCTGCACGGCGTCCGTCATCGTCGGCAACATGCGCCAGTCGATGAACGCGAGAAGATGCCCGCCGGGCTTCGTCACGCGATGACATTCGGCGAGCCACTGGCTGGCCCATGCGAGAAACCCGCGCTGGTCGCGGAAGTCACCTTCGAAGTCGGGCAACGGTGCCTTGCTGTCGCTGTTGATGTACTTCTCGCCGGTCGGCCGTGCGCGGGCGGCCATGGTCTGGCCACCGGAGCAATACGGCGGATCGGTGATCACCGCATCGACGCTGGCATCAGCCAGGCCGCGTAACACCTGCAGCGCGTCGCCGCGATGGATCGTGTAGGGAAGAGTCGTGTGCGTCATGAGTGTTTCCGTTCGGTGCTCCCTGGCTCGCTGGCAGGGGACTCGATACGGCCCTCAAAGAATTGATCGTCCCGCAGCGCGGGCACTTGATTTCGATGACATCAAAAACACGGGCGCGCGCGAGCAACTTCGCGCAGCGCGAACAGCGGACATCCTGCATCACTCAGATCCTGTTGACGGGCGTGATAGCCTCGCCGGGCTCCGTCGACGGGGTGTGGAGCCTTTGGCTTGGCCTGCAGGGTTTGCTGCGGTGTCGGGTGGCCGGTGCCGCGTTGACGCGCGTCGCCGGCCGCTCCACTTAATAAGGCGGCCATGGTGCCCTGCGTGGGGTCCCGCTGGGCAGGCCGCTTCCGATGTACCAGCCCACTGGTACATCGCTACCGCCTCGCACGCACGTGTATGCCCTTAGCACCATGCCGGCATGCCTACGCCACGCGCTCCCCGTTTGCCATGACGGTCACCACGTCCGTCGACCTGTCGCGTCTGCCGCCGCCCGAGGTGGTGGAAACGCTCGCGTACGAGCAGATCTTCGCCGAGATGCTGGCTGACCTGATCGCGCGCGATCCGTCGTTCACCGCATTGGTGGAATCTGATCCGGCGTACAAGATCCTGCAGGTCGCCGCGTACCGCGAATTCAACCTGAGGCAACGGGTGAACGATGCGGCCAAGAGCGTCCTGCTCGCTTTCGCCGTCAAGGGGACACTCGACAACCTCGCCGCCTTCTACGGCGTGACCCGTCTCACCCTCGACCCAGGTGATCCATCGCTGGGTATCGCGCCGACGTTTGAATCCGACGACGAGTTACGCCGTCGCGTCACGCTCGCACCTTCCGGTTATTCGGTCGCCGGTCCGGATGACGCGTACATCTTCCTCGCGCTCAGTGCGTCCGGCCTGGTGCTCGACGCCAAGCCCACCAGCCCCACACCGGGCAAGGTCGTCGTCAGCGTGCTATCGCGCATTGGTGATGGCACGGCCGATGACGATCTACTCGCTATCGTCACCAGCGCGCTCAGTGCAAAAACCAAGCGCCCGCTGACCGATCACGTCACCGTGCAAAGCGCGCAAATCGTCCCCTTCGCCATCGTCGGTACGCGCTACACCTTCGGTGGTCCGGATAGTGAGCTGGTGTTGGCTGCCTCCGATAAAAATCTCGCGGCCTACCTTGCGGATTCAAAAAAACTCGATCGCGACATCACGCTCGATGGCATCTACGGTGCGTTGCGCGTGCCGGGCATCCAGCGCACGGATCTGATCTCGCCGAGCGCCAACGTCGTCATCAGCGGCACGCAGGCTGCCCACTGCACATCGATCGCGCTCGCGTATGGCGGGATCGATGAATAGCCCCCCGAGGGGACGCAGCCTGCTGCCACCCAATGCCACGGCCAGTGAGCGCGCTATCGAGGCCGCCACCGCACGCCTCGCGGATATTCCGGTGCCCATTGCCGAGTTATGGAATCCGCACACCTGCCCGGAAGACAAACTCGCGTGGCTGGCATGGGCGCTCGGCATCAGCGCGTGGAAAAGCTACTGGCCACTGGCCGTCAAACGCGCACGCGTGGCCAGTGCCATCGACATCGCCCGACGCAAGGGCACCGCGCAAAGCGTCTTCGACGTCATCGCCAGTTTCGGCGGCTCGGTGGTGCTTACCGAGTGGTGGCAGATGGACCCACCCGGTATCCCGTACACCTTCGACATGCAGCTCACCGTCTCCGGTATCGACGGCGAGCCGGCCAGCGCTGCGTTCGTCGACGACGTCATCGCCGAGGTCAGCCGCACCAAGCCCACGCGCAGTCATTTCACCTTCACGCAGACGGCCACGCTCACCGGACGCCTCCGCGTCGCCGCGTTCATCCGCCCCTGCATCTATGCCCGCCTGAACCTGCACGCCGACGCCAAGGCCTCCTGATATGTCCGCTTTGAAAATAAATGTCACCCCGGCCGGCCGCGCAGCGCTAGTCAACGCCAAGAACAACGGTACCAATGCGGTCATCGTGGCATCGGTCGGCATCACAGCCAGCAGCTTCGCCTATGCCCCAAACATGACGACACTGCCCGGTGAAATAAAGCGCATCACCACACTCTCCGGTGGCGCGACCGCCTCCGACACCCTGCACGTCACCATTAAAGACGACAGCACGGATGCGTACTCGGTCAATGGTCTAGGCATCTACCTTGCCGACAACACGCTGTTCGGCGTTTTCAGCCAGGCCACGACCCTGCTGCAGAAAAGCGCACAGGCCACGATGCTGCTCGCTGCCGACGTGCAGTTCGCCGACATCGACGCCAACAGCCTCACGTTCGGCGACACCAACTTTCAGATGAGTTTGGCCACCACGGATGTCACCGGCGTGGTGCGGTTCGCCACCGATGCCGAAACCCTCACCGGTGCCGACCCTCAGCTCGCCATCACGCCCAAGAGCCTGCTGGCCGCATTCAACGATCGCCTTGGCGCCGGCGCACCGAGCGCCTTCGTCAAGACGTTACTCAACAAGATCAGCGCGCTGGCGTTCGTTACCGCGCTGGGCGTCCGTGGCGCAGCCTCGTACGACACTGGCAGCGGCAATGGGCTCGACGCGGATCTGCTCGACGGCCAGCACGGTGCGTACTACCGCAACTACGGCAACCTCACCAATGTACCGGACGCTTTCACGCCGTCCGCGCACCAACACTCCGCGGCCGATATCACCAGCGGCACCCTGGTGGTGGCACGCGGTGGTACCGGCGCCGGCAGCTTCACCACTGGCAATTACCTGGTCGGCAACGGCACCGGCGCACTCGCGGAAAAAACGCCGGCGCAAGTGCTGGCCAACATCGGCGCCGCTGCCCTCGCCCACTCGCATCCGATCGCCGACATCAACGGTCTGCAGACCGCGCTCGATGCACGGCCGCTGCAGACGGCGGTGACCACGCAGATCACCGCGGCCGTGAACGCGCTCATCAATGGCTCACCCGGCGCACTCGATACGCTAAAAGAACTCGCCGATGCGATGGGCGATGATCCCAATTTTGCCGCAACGATGACCAAGGCGCTGGCGGGCAAGCAGAACTCACTCGGCTTCACGCCGGTGCAGCAGGGCACTGGCACGGGTCAGTTGAGTAACGCGGTGAAAATCGGATGGAGTGGCGCGAAGGTCAAGGTCACTATCGATGCGACCGATATGGGCAACGTCGCGTTGGAAAGCTGGGTGAATCAGACGGCGATTCTACGCGGCAACAGCAACAGCACGGCCGGAACCATTTTCTCATCTGGCGCGCCGCCGAACATTTCATCCATCAGTAGCAGTGGAAACGACCGCAATACGTCCCTGCAAATCGGCAACGCCGCCAACAACAGCGCGTCGGCAACGATGTCCTTCATTCGCGAAGGTCAATGCGGCGTCCACTTCGGTCTGGACACGGACAACGTGATGAAGATCGGCGGCTGGTCGTATGGTGCCGTCGCCTATCGCATCATCCATGAAGGCGTTGCTAACCCGGCGCTGCAAGGCACCTGTTACGCCACCGGCGGATTTCAGGTGGGCTCCTCCAAGGCGCTGAAAACAAAGTTCAAGCGCGTGCGCGCCGGGCTTGCTGCCGTGTGCGCCATCGAGACGGCGAGCTACGTCTACAAGAAGACCTACAACCCCGATGGACGCCGTCGTCTGGGCGTGATTGCCGAACAGCTTGAACCACTGATCCCCGAAGCCGTCAGCGAAGACGGCGCCGGTCGCAAGACCGTGGATTACGCGCAGATCACGCCCGTATTGATTCAGGCCATCAAAGAGCTTTCCGCACGCGTCGACGCACTCCACGCATAAACCCAAAGGCATTACACGCATGGCACCCAACGCACGCATTCGCACCATCGCCGACGGCATCACGGCCGAGATGGTCGCCGAGCAAACCCACCTCCTTTACGATCCGTCGACCGGCAGTGGCGTGGTTTCTTTTCAAGCGCGCGAAAGCCTGTTCGTCAACAACGCGTATCAGCCATTGAACGGCGACTATGACGTATTGCAGGTCACCATTGCTGACATTGCACCCCGCTGCTTTGGTGTCGGCACCGACCCCGTGACCGGTGCCGATTTGTCGAAGGTATCGACGGCTGGTTTAGCGCTAGTCATCAAGGCGGCGTATGACACGCTCTACAACGAGCGCGCCACCGTCATGGCGGCGCACGCCGTGGCGGCGGCGGCGTCACTCATGCCGGCTTCGTCGTCGGAACCGGCAGCCAGCTGATGTCGGGCTATCGCAATGGCGCTGCTGTCGATGCTGACAACCTTTTTGATACCGACATCGTGGGCGATGGGCCACAAGCCGAAAACTTTCGCCTCTCGAACGGGGTGGGTTTGAAATATGCCGCTGCGCCCTATGGCACACCGGGGTCAAGTTTCGGCTATCGCAACAGCGCTGGCGTCGACAACGGCCCTCGATGGACCACCAGGGGCACGGCGAATTACACGCTGCCGATCAACGGCAGGGAATACGGCGCGGTGTATTTCATTCCGTCAGGCACCACAGGCTATGGCCGCGTGACGTTTCAGGTAGCCGGCGGAAACACGTATGCGGTATTAAAAACCACACCATCGGGGACGACCACGCTCGTTTCTGGCGCGCTTCCCGCGGGTGCGGTCTATGTCCGATATACGTTTGTTTCGTACGTCGTTAGGACCGGCGACACGGACGGCGGCGGTAGCGTGACCAACCCGGCCGCATCCGCGACCGCCATCGGCACCGGAACGATCGCCGCCTTTTATCAGACCGCCATGTTCGGTTCTGCCGCGGGATCAAAAGGCCGCGCCTATACGTTCAAAGTCGAATTCCTCAGTGCCGCCAGCGTCGTGATTTCAACATCCACCATCACAATGTACGGCGCTATCGATGGCTCTTAAGCCGGCATTCGACGAGAGAGCAAAACCGCTTTTGCCCGACAGATCGTTTATCGATGTACCAGCCCACTGGTACATCGGCCGCGCATAGCCCTCGCGCGCATGGCATTAGCACCATGCCGACATGGATCAGCTCGTCGAAATCTTGCGTCTGCTGCAGAACCTGCTGCGCTTCGGCACGATCGCTTCTGTCGATCATGACGCGGGCTTGTGCACGGTAAAGACGGGCGCACTGCTGACGCGGCCGATGCCGTGGTTTGTGGAACGTGCCGGTGACGCCAGCACGGGCTGGGA